ATGTTTCATGCATGAGATTATTGACTCCAAAATTGAGGGTCGGACAAATGTCCAACACTACAGGGCTGTGACTAAGAAGCGTGTAGGTTCTAAACCCGCACCAACGCTAGCTTAGCACGAAAAGTGTCCGAGGTATCTATCTTATTTCTGAACGGCTATAGCCAAACAAAAAAAGAAAGTCTTTGAGCAAAGGAAAATGCTCACCCCCTGATACATACATCTCTATATATAAATATATATTAAATAGATAGATAGATAGGACAGTTTTTGCGGAACGCTAGCGTGGATGCGGGTTGCGGGGTTACACGCATTTTAGTTCGGGGGTTGTAGTGTTGGACATTTGGCTGGGTCTTGTTTTTTGCCTCAATAATCTTCATTATTGATGAACTTGGGGAGATTTCTCCCCAAAGGGCAGGTCGAGTTGGTGCATCCCGTTACGCCATTGGTCGTAGTCTGCCTGCGTTTCGAACACAAGACCACGCAGATGCAATGCGCCCTTGCGGAATACATGAACCTGATTGCGTGAGCCGTAGCTGATGGTTTGCATATGGTAGTCACGCCCACGAATGGTGATGATGCCCACCTCTTTGGTGATGGGTTGGATTAGGTTACGCATGATGTTCTCCTTAGTCGTATGATTTGAGGTGAGGGTATTCTTCACGCAAGTCTTTGAGTTGTTGACCCATTGCCTTTGCCCATGCTTTGCGCTTGCGCTGGAAGCACATGATTTGAACGTCACGAAGACGGATGTAGTAGTTGAATATGTCACGAGTTGGCATAGCTATCTCCTTGAGAGTTATGTGGGCAGGATCGCCCCGTAAGCACAGCACGCTATGCTTACAGAAAGTCCTGTCGGGGAGAAATCTCCCCAAGGTGTTAGCAGTTCTTGTACTTCTGCACCATGTCGTAACCAAGCCACAGTTCGACATGAAGGAATGTCTTTGTGAGGGCGTTGAATAGTGTGTGGGCATCCACTGGTGAACCCGCTTGGTATTCGTGGTGGTAGCCGTTGTTGCGAACGATGATTGTGTACATAATTCTCTCCTTGAGATTATTGATTGGACAAGAAACAAAACAGCGGGCAAGCATCACGCTTGCACCGCCATCAGAAAGCAGGGAGAAATCTCCCCAGATTATTTGAATGAAACAGAATCACGCAACTGAGCAAGCAGAGCATCGAACTGTGCCTTAGTCAAGCCTGCGTCAATAATCTCAGCCACGATATTGCTCACCAACTGCTTGGGAACTGCGACCACAGGCTTACTGCCTGATCGTGAAGCCGTACGACTGATGTGATCGGCAAACTTCTTTGACCCTGCGTTAACAACCTTCTCCTCGTCAGGCGTGCGTTGCACCCTTGTCTTCTCGCAGACGGCTTCGGCTTCCTTGCGTGTGCAGTCCATGCGACCGATCACATAGTTCAGCACGAAGTCGTACTTCCACTCGCCTTGCTTCTCTGCACTCAGCTTCACGTATTGCTTGTGCCAAGGCAGGCTTGCCTCCAGCGTCATGCGATCTGTGCGACCGATGCCCTCTGCGAATTGCTGATACGTCACTACTACTGTCGTTGCTTTAGTCATGGTGTTCTCCTTGAATTGACTAAGTTGTGTGTCAGGGAGAAATCTCCCCGAATCGACTGAGCTACTTCTCAACCGATGCCTCTATTTTATCAAATGGGTACTTTATTCTGCTTTCGAGGCTGTTTTTGAATACAAAGAACCCCCACCCTACCCCCACCAACCCTATTTGGGGTCGCCGTGGCACGTCCACATAAACACTGTTCCATAACCGCAATCCCAATTTTCAAAAAACAGGATCGAAATACCGCCATTTGGATCCCCCCACCCCCAAAAAATTATAAAAAATTTCCAAGGTACCATGTCAAACGTTGGACACGATATAATAAAAAAATGCCCCGACCTTGTGAGCCGGGGCAAAAGATGGCAACTGTAAACCATCAAGGAGAAGCAATGACTTGCGCCATCACCGAAAAGAAGTGTACACTAACACCAACGAGGCAACAAGTGCGACGCCAGCACAAACCCTACGCAATGCTAGAACATCTGATTAACGGCGAGTTTGAACCCAGCGTGGTCGACATGACTGCGGCTACGCCGTTGCCTTTTGCTGACGCAGCGCCAGTAGATATTATTGATGCACAAGTCCAAACGGCAAACTGGCTCAAAGAGCTAGAGCTAGACGACGATGAGGCAGAGTCCAAGGCAGACGCACAGGCGGCAAGAAACTCTTTTGCCTCACTGGTCACAGGACAGCCACCACAGAACACACAGCAAGCGCTTGCTAACATTAAGGCTCCTGCTGCAGTGCAGCATTTAGTTGGGATGCTGACAGCTTACGATTGGGCGTTTGTCGAGCAGGCCAGAGAACTTAGAGGGTATGCGGTGGCGCAGATCCTAGAAGAAGTCAAACACCCAGATGCACGAATTCGCTTAAAAGCTTTGCAGATGTTGGGCACAGTCACCGAGGTTGCCCTGTTTACTGAACGGGTTGAGGTCAAGAAGACCCAGATGTCAGACGTAGAGCTTGAGACGCGCATTAAAGAAAAGCTCAACAGGTTCATGGGCGTGATCGACGTTGTCGATGTGTCAGAAGACCAACAAGATGAAGCCTGAGAACTTCACCACCCTGAGCAAGATTGAGCTAGAGGCTATGGCCAAAGCTTTGCCGCGCATGAGCGTCAAAGAAAAAATGGAGTTGTTTGAAGACTTAGAGCTTCGGGAGTCCCGCGCCAGACTACAGGCGGCTAAAACAAACATGCTTGGCTTCGCCCAAGCGGTGTACCCCGGCTTTAAGATCGGCCCCCACCATAAAAAACTTGCAAAAATCTTTACAGATGTGGTTGAAGGACGTAAGAAGCGCGTGATTATCAACATCGCGCCTCGTATGGGTAAGTCTGAGTTCTCGTCTTACCTGTTTCCTGCGTACTTTTTAGGTAAATATCCTGAGAAGAAGATCATCATGGGCACGCACACTGCGGGTCTGTCTGAGGACTTCGGGCGGCGCATACGTAACTTGATCGATTCAGATGAATACCGTGAAGTTTTCCCCCAAACTATGGTGGCAGATGACCAAAAGGCTGCCGGTAAGTGGTCTACAAGCGCTGGTGGTCAGTACTATGCTGCTGGTGTCGGGGGCGCTCTTGCTGGTCGTGGTGCTGATCTGTTCGTTATTGACGATCCTCACTCGGAACAGGACGTAAAGTCAAACTCTAGACTTGCGTTTGATACAGCTTGGTCTTGGTTCCAGACGGGCCCCTTGCAACGTCTGATGCCGGGTGGTGGGATTATCATTGTGATGACCCGTTGGTCGCTCTTAGACCTGACTGGGCGCCTGATTGACTACCAAACCAAGAACCCAGAGGCGGTTCCATGGGAGATTGTGGAGTTGCCGGCCATTTTGAACGAGGACGAAGAAGACGAGAAGTCGCTTTGGCCTGAGCAGTGGTCACTTGAGGCGCTTAAATCAACGAAAGCCAGCATCGACCCGCGTTATTGGAACGCGCAGTACATGCAGCAGCCCACATCTGAGAACTCTGCCATTATTTCACGCAGGATGTGGCGTATCTGGGAGCCGGATGACCCGCCAAGGTGTGAATACATCATCCAGTCATGGGATACGGCGTTTGAAACCAAGAACAACTCCGACTATTCCGCGTGTACAACGTGGGGCATCTTCTACAACGAGGAAGAAAACGACACGCCCCAGCTTATGTTGCTGGATGCGTTCAAAGACCGCATGGCTTTCCCTGAACTCAAGGTCGTTGCGCTCAAACACTATAAAGAGTGGGAGCCTGACGCGTTCATTGTTGAGAAAAAGGCGGCTGGCGCGCCACTGATACAAGAACTCCGAGCATTGGGAATCCCAGTCCAAGAGTTCTCCCCCAGTCGCGGTAACGACAAGATGGTGCGCGTGAACGCGGTTGCGGATTTATTCAGTTCAGGTAAAGTCTGGGCACCCGACACACGCTGGGCACGAGAAGTGATTGAAGAGATAGCCGCGTTCCCAGTTGGGGAGCACGACGACTACGTGGACACGACAACACAGGCGCTGCTGCGCTTTAGGCAAGGCGGCTTTATTGCTTTAGACACCGACGAGAAAGATGACCTTGCTCTCTTTCACCGCCGGAAACACGAATACTACTAGGAACACACATGGCAACGAACATCGACAAAGCGCTGTACCAACAACCCGTGGGCATCGACGCGCTGGGTGAACAAGAAACACCATTAGAGATCGAGATCGTTGATCCCGAAGAAGTCACCATTGGGATCGATGGGATGGAAATCACCCTTACGCCCGGAGAAGACGACGGCGAAGAAGGCTTCAGTGATAACTTGGCCGAGTACATAAAAAGTGGTGCTTTGCAGTCGCTGGCTGGGGACTTGGTGTCTGACATTGACAATGACAAAAACGGCCGCAAGGATTGGGAGAAGACGTACGTTGATGGTTTGAAGCTGCTCGGCTTGCAGATAGAAGAGCGTACAGAACCATGGAACGGTGCATGCGGTGTGTTCCACCCCATGATTACAGAAGCTGTTGTACGCTTCCAAGCTGAGACAATCACTGAGACGTTCCCAGCCCAAGGGCCTGTGCGTAGCAAACTAATTGGCAAAGAAACGCCAGAGATGAAAGAAGTGGCGTCTAACGTTGAAGACGACATGAACTACGAGTTGACGGAAGTCATGACGGAGTACCGCGCTGAACATGAGCGCATGCTCTGGTCACTGCCAGCCACAGGCTCAGCGTTTAAGAAGGTGTACTATGATCCCAATTTGGGACGTCAAGTGTCTATGTTTATTCCTGCGGAAGATATGTATCTGCCGTACGGTACAACGGATTTGGATACTTGTTACCGCATCACGCACGTCATGCGCAAGACCAAGAACGAGATCATCAAGCTTCAGCAAGCAGGTTTTTACCTTGACATTGATTTGCCTGACGCGCCCAGAGACTTGACAGACATTCAGAAAGCCAAGGACAAAGAGACAGGCTTTAGTGATCTGAACGACGACCGCTACACGCTTTATGAGTGCCATGTAGATTTGAACCTTGAAGGTTACGAAGACAAAGACGACTCTGGTGAAGAGACCGGCATCATGTTGCCATACGTTGTC